GTGGAACTTAGTATGTCCACGTATCTGGTCTTTGATAGACCAGCTGTCGGCTACACTAACACTGAAGCTAAACAGGTTTACGACGGCTTCATTGAAGCCCTCCAAGCCTCGTCTAGCGTCATGGTTACCAAACTACTGGGCAGTGAGTCTTAGCGACTCCCCGTCTGGCAATTTGGGCTTGGATGAGCAAGAACTCTTGATTGAGTATCTTGAATCCGAGTTTCGTAGAAAGGATCAGGCTGAGAAACAACTATTAGACCTCTATTATACTGTAGAGGTTATGTTGTTACTAATCACCGGTACTTTTTGCACTGGTGTTTTAGCCCTTATTCTCTTCCTTATATTCTGGCATTAATTTGCCCTAATATTTGGAACCATTGCATCAGACTAAGGAAACTAACCCCCAATTAGGAGGTAGTTTGAAAAGCCTGATATTGCTCTGGAAAATGATGGCCATAGAATTGGCCATCGGATGTCGCACAAGCACCACCATGGACTATAAAACCGTCCAAGGTCGGTTCAAACACGAGGGGTTATCGTTTCTCACGATAACCTTACCTTCCTTTGGAAAGGACTTCCAAAAAAGTCTTGACCAAGGGATTGTAGCTCACGACATGTTCCAAGGTTTTACTTGGCATGCAGGTCTCCCCCAATTTCTTGGAGGTTTCCTTGAGCTTGTGTTTGACCGTGATAGCGGTGTGTTGTTGGATAATCCGAACATTGAAGCAATAATTGCGGTTAGGCAATTAACGTTGCTTTTCAGCAAGATTCTGATCCCTTGCAGTGATGCAAGAGAGCAGAAGTCAATGTCGGAATACGTCCAATGTGATGAGGAAGTCAAAGCTAACGACAAATTGGTATCGTCCTCTATGACAGAGGATTTTTACCGCATGTCGCAGCTCTTGTTTCGTGATCTCTTCTTGGAGATTGATCGAAAGATCGATCGCCTTGAATTGATTCCAAAACACGGTCCGGGTGCAACGGCCGATAAGTTCCGTGGAAACGGAAAGTATCGATCTATGACCTGGACTGATCGTCTCGAGAAATATTTCCCTTCGGGAGATTTTCTCTTTCCTAATGCGAGGTATATGCATGAGGGAGACGTTGACTTCCTAGAACCCGGAGCAGAGATACCTGTTAAAGTTATCTCCGTTCCTAAGACGCAAAAGACACCGAGGATCATTGCTATAGAGCCAACCTGTATGCAATATGCACAACAGGCGGTTCTAGATGCTTTGATCGACGGAATTGACCATTCTTATTTGGTCAATTTTATCGGAACTGGTGACCAGCAGCCTAACCAGCTGTTGGCTCAGAAGGG